CGTGAAATAACCCAATATAGGTTTTATCTGGTCCAAATTCAGCTCTAGCTGCTTCAATATCTGGACGTTCGTTGTTTTCAAAAATTGAATAAACACACCATACAATGTTGTCATCCAAATAACATTTGCTTTCTTTAAAATAGTTTATATTCTCGTCTGGAAGAAACTGAACCATTGGCGTTATGCTGTCCATACGGTCTTTGTTGTTTTCCAACAAATCGTGATTTCCAGCAATTATTATAACAGGTGCTATTTGTTCCAAAGCTCTAAGTAACCACGTACCCAAGATAAGTTGTTCGTTCGAAATTATGATTTTTTGATGAACTAGGTCACCAGCGATTACAATTCTTATTTCGTCTCTATGATACCCCTCTACTAATAATTTTATATCTTTAATTAGAGTTTTGAAAACATCTTTGTATTCATCATGAAGTCTAAATGTTCTGATGTGTATATCTGCTGTGTGTATTACTTTTTTAACCATTATCTTTCATTATATTATAGTGATGTAATTCTATTAATTTCTGAGCTTCGTGTTTCATATACATTATCTGTATTTTTTCAAACGATTCTTTTGTTTTATCCCAATACAAAACATATATTTGTCGACACTTACGATTTGGAAATTCCATTTCATATAATCTAGCGTATACGCTTAACTGTAAAGTGTAAATAGACCACTGACAAGCTTGCATATGCTCGAAAGGCTTATAAAGAGTTTCAAACCCATAAGGGTTAAAAAAATTAAACACACGATTGGTTTTGTAATCACCAACATCGAAGAATACATCATTGATATCTATGATAAGGTCTGAAGTACCAGCCAATTGATATTGCTCTGAGAATAGAATACGTTCTGGCCACATAGCCATACCTTCATCAATGTTCAAAGCATTGTAACCATCAATTACCTTTTGTTCAAACGCACCCTCTTCTGTTTCTTCTGGAAAATACCATTTATCGGCCAATAAATAACGTTCAACAATATCATGAACCCTTGTACCATACACGTTGGCTTCATCATTAAGAAATTGCCAGTAGTCTAGTATTTGTTGTTGGGTCATTCCAATATAACGTTCTTGTTTAACCTTATCTGCTTGTCTGGTTATAGCCAAAGAAACAGCTTCTGAATCAAAGTGAGGTTCTATTGATGCCAGAGTTGTGGTTACAGATTTGTATATCTTGCCTGTTTCTCTGTGATGATACTTATGTGCAATTGGTTCTAGATAAACTGGACCGACCCATTTTTTTATTTTAGCCATATATACAAATATACTACTTTTTAATGTATATTGCAAGTATTTATTATAAAAATTGCAATGAAAAAATTCATTAAATCAAAGATACATGAAGCTCTAAATATACCATCATTTAGACTACCTAAAATTGTTGATGTGACACCAGAAGAAATCAACGCTATAAAATCCGTTAATTGGAGCGACTTGTCTATTGATGATTTGGGTGGTAGTGGTAATATTGCTCATCTAGCTATTAGCTTTCCATTTGAAACCGAGGCTAGCAATGGTATTATTATAGATATACAGATGATAAAAAATACCGTATATCAAATTCATATACACATGTCTGAAAATTTACGTGGTTTAGGTCTAGGGTACAAGATATATAAGGCACTTATCAACGATTTAGGCCATTTATACTCTGGAAAAGGTCGTAGAATGAACCCACACGTAACAAAAATTTGGGATAAGCTAAAAAATGACCCAGATTTTGAATGCATATCTAATCAAAATGGTGATTTGTGCATGATTAAAAATAATTCTGACCAAGATATGCTAACAAACTTCATGCGTTAGTCTAATTCATCATATTTTAAGAACCTTGCCGACATTAAAAGCTTAATAATTCCATTGGCACCCAATTTTTCGTGAATTTTTGATGGGTCGTACCCTTCTGGGCAACTTACAATCTTAATTCTATTCCTTAAATCTCCAAAATTTAATTGTCTATAAAGATTTATAGCATCAATTTTAGCATCGTCATCCAATACAATTACAATATATCCCATTGCATGGTCATGTAAAAACTCCAAAAGCTTTGGAGAGATGTATTTTCCTAATAATGGTATTGAATTTGGCGTGACTATGTGGTCAGTGGTACCCTCAACAAGATAAATTGTAGCATCTAGGTTGATTTTGCCCTCGTTAAAAATAATTTCTTGTTTCTCAGCCTCTGGATTTATGTATTTAAGCTTGGTTTTTTCCTTGGAAAACCATCTGGCTATGAAATAATTTAATTTACCATCAATATCGTATGACGGAATGATGATTCTATGGTGATATTTACCCCTAATAGTGTACCCTATATCAAATTCTTTGATGATTTCATCCGTAACACCACGTTCATATAGGTATCTTTTAGCTATATCTGATTTATAATCCCTAATAGTGCATTCTGATAGCTTCTTGTATCCATCTGGTAGGGTGATTACCACATCTTTATGTTCTTTGTCATGAACCTCATTGGCATCTGGTTTGACCAATAAATAATCACGAATGTTTTTGGGTGTTGCATAACGTTTTAACAACTTCATAACTGAACCATGCATGTTGTTGATGTCATGACATGCCCAACATCTAAACTTCCCTAAATTATAGTTGATTTCTAAATTACCCTTTCCATCACCTTCTGACATAGCTTTATCATCCGAACACGCTGGACAATCAAACGATATTTGGCCTGTATCTTCGTTATGTTTCCTATGTTCACCAAGGAAACTTTCGAGAACATCTACTAATAAGAATTGTGACATTCCGCAAAGGTACGAAATATTTTTTAATAAAACAATAAATTAGGAAACTTTCCACAAACCAGACTTCACCATATAACCACGAGCAGCTACATAAGCATCTGAGGTATCAAAGGTCTCTTTTTTAAGTTTGTTGTTTTTGTCGTAGAACCAACTTACTTGTGGTTCTAGTTCAGCTACTTTTTCCCAAAGCACATATTTTTTGTCAATTTCGAAATCATACCCACCAAATAAAACTGGGGTATTTTTAGCTATTTGTTTTTCTGCCAATGGGGTACCGTCTTTTTTGAATTTTCTAACGGCCATCAATTCTGGAAAAGCATATTTACGAGCATCGTAAGACGAAATGAAGTCTGGAACAACACCAATGGTATCGAACACTGATTTGGAAATCATTCCGTTGAAGCGTAAAAGAGTGGCAATTGTATAAACATTATTGGATTGAAGAAGAGGTTCTTCAATAATTACTTTGGTAATACCAAAATCAGCATACTTGTTCAAAAATTCAGTTTGGAAGATTTCAACTTTCTTGAATAATTCTTCCATCTTGTTTTCTGGTTGTGGTTTTACCTTCGGACTTACATGATGAAGCAATTTCAAATCACCTTTTGTTCCTAAATCTTCAAATAAAGCAATACCGATGCAACTGGTTGAAACATCCAAAGAAAGCAAGTACTCAGAATTATTTAATTTTATATTCCCATTTATATTTTCCATATTTTTTATTTTTTTCAAGACAATTATATTTTATAACATAATAAGGTATTCCAGTTTTTAATTCAGCTGATTTAGCTGATTCAAATTCTTCAATTAAAATACCATCTAATGTTTTTTGTAGTACAATTTTATTTATTTTATTTGCTAATATTTTTTTAGTTTCTTCTGTGTGATGTTTACCATACATTGGGTGTTTTTCACCAGCATTGAGACCTTTATGTACATCACTTAATTTTTTCTTTAATTCTATTGCTTTTTCTTCACCATAAAATTCTTCATAAGTTTTATTTTCTTTTTCGGATTTACGACCCTTACACGATTTACTTAGATTTTTTCTGTGTTCTTCGCTTCTTGGTTCACCAGTATTCATCCAAGGAATTGGTTTACCCTTTTTTAATTCAGATTGTCTTAGTTTTTCTTCTTCTGTTTTTTTAACACCCAATGAACTACCAGCAATTTTACATATATTGTACCCTAAATTAACATCATATGATTTATACAAATCTAAATAATGTTGTTCTCTAATTAATAATGTTTCTTTAGTGAAATCTTCAATTATTTCTAATATTTCAAAAATAAACGATTCTTCACCGTATTTATTCCAAGCTCTTTGTAAATGTCTGGAATGATGTTTATTTTGTCTTAAATCAGTTAAATGATATGACCATCTTTTCTTAAAACCACCTTTACTACCAGTACTTCCTATATAAAGTTTCCCATTTATGTTATTAACTATTCTATAAACACCCTTACTTTCCATAAAAATATTTAGTTAATAGTTTCTCAATAAATTCAGATTTATTATTTGTTTCCGAATCAATTTTTTTATATAATTCTCTAGATATTGTTACACCTAATCTAATCTTTTTATCATCTTCTTTTAATTTTGGTCTTGCCATAATATTTTTGTTTATTATAAATATCGTGATAAAATCAAAAAATTGTATTTTAATGAAATTTTAATTAAATAATTTTTAAGTTGATACGTATAACGCTAATATAAATTCTACCTCTTTTCCCATAAATGTTTTTTATTATCAATTTAAGGGTGGTTTACCAAAGGTAAAGCTTATAATGTAATTTTTACGTTAAAGGCTTTAAACTCGTTAACATTCTTGGTAACGTGACGGTCTGTCTTGGCCATTGCAATCAAATTACCTAAATTATCGTATAATCCAAGTTCACTAATTCTAGGTGTATCCGAAGTTGTAAATGTTGGGTTGGTAGAACCGCCAAATTCACCTCTACCAGCAATACATGTTATGTTTTGGAATACAGATGTTGATACGCTATCAAATGTTGCTACCGCTGCTGCTGCTGTAGTTGAATCGTAATTGGCAACTATTTGTGGATGTGTAATAACAATAAATCCTTTGTCTAGATATGCAATACCAACTACCGTATCAGCTGATTGACCTAAGTTTGAATCAGTCAATAGATTATAAAATTCTTTAGCATTGTTGGTAAATGGTTTAACCGTATTATAACCTGTAGCCCATGATAATGAACCAGAACCACCATTAGGTGTCTTGATATTATCAGAAAACAATAAAGCTATGTTGTTATCAATATTAGCTGTAACAACTGATGTTTCTATTATGTTGGCATCTTCTACGCTTGTTGATAAACCCTTATCTTGGAAAGTACTGTAAATAGTATAAGTTCCAGCTGAAGTAGGTAGAGATAATCTAATTGTTTTTCCATCTAAACATTCACCGTAGGTTGTGTTCTTGATACCAAAAACAATTATTTTGGTTCGAGCCAATCCGCTTAATGCTGTATCTGAATAACCACCATTTGTATAAGTCACGCCAGTATAAACATTATCATCGCTAGAATTTAATGGCAATCCAAATGAATAAAATAAGTTAACAAGACTATCAGAATTGTAATTATTTCTATCAATAACAACTTGTGATAAATTGCTTCCACTTACGCTTGCAACACCATTTGATAGTTGTTGAATTGACACAAGAGTTGATTGGGATTCTACTGGTTTTGTTAAAGAACCATTATTTACAATCAAACTGCTTTTTATAATAGCGTTTAATGTAGTGCTATTGCTTACAGATGCGTTGGACCCGATTTCACCAGCTTCTGCTGGGATTTGACCTGTTGTTAAGGTTAACGGTACGTTATAGTTGGCATCTGAATCACCCAATGAAAACGATGAAATCAATGCGTTATTTGTAGACACAAGTCTTTGTCTGCCAATAGGTGTTAACTTGGCCGTAAGAGTTATTGTATTTGCTGTTGTATTAAATCCCATTTTTATTAATATTTTTAAAAATCAAGTGATAACTCTATCATTATCGTATTTCCAGCTGTCAATGGAACTGGTTTACTAAGTTTACCAATACAAACCAAGTTTTGAGTCGAATCATAAATACCAACGTCAGTTATTTTAATATCTGGTGGATTGGTAGTTGGGTCTTGGCTTCTAGTCGGATTGGTTGTAGCATTAAATTGACTAGAGTTAACTCTGATATCAAATATTGTCTTATAAATTGTTGCGCCAATGTATGTTTCTATGTTGCCATAGAAAAATCTTTCATCACCAAATTGCAGATAACTTGGTTGATTGTTTGGTGCCATATTAAGCAACGAAACCAAATTAAAGTTTGTTGAAGCCGAATACTTAAGGCTATCCAATAAAAAACCTGTTACCAAAGGTGATTGATTTTCCAATAGTTTAGGGTCAATGGTTTGACCAGAAGTTGTTGTTATAGCATTGCTTGTATAATCAAAAACTTTCCAAGAAGAAGAATCTGGTCTTGTTGTTGTATCTGAAACTATTTGATATAACAACTTGAATTTGTTAGCATAAAAACCATAACCATCATAACTAACACTTTCAAATTTACGCATATATGGTAATAAATCAGTTTCATTTATTCTGAATACAACATCTTTAGCAGCTGAAGTATTATTTGTAATTTTTATATAATCTTGACAAGGTAAACTGCTAGTTAAACCAGTGGTAGCTGTATTTTCTAAACTATAAGTCAAATAAATTGTTTGATTGGGTTGCAACACACCTGTAGATGTCCCACCAGAAGGTGCTTGTATGTTTGCAGCCAAAGCTGGAAGTGTCCAATTTCTATTTGATTTATAAGACATAGCAGCTACAATCTCATCATTATCAAATACAATCATTTTTAATTGTGGGAATACTTTACCAACAACCATGGTCGTTGTGTTTGCAGTTGAAATTAAATCTGGGTCTTCAACCAAATCAATGTATTCTATTTGGCTAGTTCCAAGTAATTGTGTTGCACCAGAAGCAATAAATGTCATACCCATTGATGTGCCACTATTGGTTGCGTAACCACTTCTATGGTACATCAAATTAGGGACGTGTACTTTAACAATTTTGCTGTTGGTTGCGTCAACATATAAAAATTCACCGTAAAGATTTGAAATGGCGTTGTTGGTATAATGAATTATTGAAATTGATTTGCTTACATCATCTGGGTAACTAATACCAGGCCCATTACAGTTAAAATTTATAGATGTTCCAGTGCTTTCACATAAATATTCAAAATAAGGGTTTTTAGAACCTAAATATGGATAAGAACCAAATTTGGTATAATCTTCATAGGCTGTATTTGCACTCATACCAGCCATATTTTCACACCAAACATTATTCATGTTCCAAACTGGTACATCATGACATGTAACGTTTACATTTGAATTGAATGAAAGCGTTCCAGAATCCCAATATGCTGTTGTATTTCCAGTTGCAATTGTATCATAAACTTCACCGCTTTTATAAAAAATAATTTGAGATGAAGCTGTTTGGGCTGAATAGTTAGGTAATGTTCTATCAACAGTTACCAACGTACCAACAACACTTTGAACTTTAAACCATAAATTAGGGATAGGGGTTGTAGTGTTGGTTGATGTTAGGGTTCCAACTTTATTATTGGTTAATTTTACCATCATGTAATCACCTACAGCAATAGAAGTAGCACCTGTTAAATTAAAACTAGTACCACCAGTAAATCTAGTATCTGACACCAATTCTTGATACGGTGTCAAGGTTGAATTTATTGTTGTTGTAAATCCAGTTGCACTTTGGTCAAAAAAACCTCTTTCAGTTGCTTCGTTATTAACGATGGCTTTTACAACATTCATATTACCAGCGTTTAGTGTTTGATAATTAGAAGTCGCATTGCTTGGTGAAATGAAATACTTGATGTTGGGTTGTCTATCAAAAGGTCTCATTACTTTGCTTGTAGCTGATAACGTTACATCTGTTGGATTTGCATCCACAATTGCTTCCCTACCATAATTTATTTCAGAGTCACCTATACTCCAATATGTGAAGTTAAGTTGACCCAATGCCAATTGTTCTCTACCCTTTTCTGTCAACTTTATGCTAACAAACGGATTTGTGCTGTTAATTATGTAACTCATATGTTATAAATATATTGTTTTTACCTTTATTTTAGTTATAAATATCCAATTGTAAATAATATTAGTACGAATTTATCGCATTGGTCTGTATTATTATTGGTATTATGTCACTATACGCTGTAGATGTTATCACATCACCACAAATTGTCACATAATTCTTTTCATTTTTTATTCTGTAGTATAAATAAGTACCCACCGAACCAGAAGCGACAAATGTGTCGTAATAAACTGTTTTACCAACTACATAATCTTGTGAATTAGAGCTATATAATGTTGAGAAACTAGAACCAGAACTTATTTCTAATGTATAAGTACCATTTATAAGTTGTGGTGCTTTTACTAACCATGAAACCACTGGGTTGTTGGTCAAAAGACCATTTATTACTGAAACCGATGGGAAATATACTAGTGTTATCATATCACCAATCATCAAATTGCCTTGTAGAATGATTCTTTTATCATTTGATATCGACTGATAATAGTCAACACCATTGGCTAATGTTACACCATTTATCATTACAAGAATTGAACCACCAGTTTCTGGTGCAACACTAGCATAAATTTCATATTTTCCTTGTGTTGTGTTGTAATAAGCTTGATTGGTACCTTGATTGTTGGTGGTTCCGCTTGAAATTGCTGAAGTTATGTTTATATTGTCACTTGTTAATGTATTTCCACCGCTTGTAGTATAGATTATCGTAACAATATCACCTTTTACAGTAGAGTCCACCAATGTAATAACACTTCCAGTTATCGTATAATCATAATTAAGGGCCAAAACCAATCCATTCAAGGTCAAAACAAAATCACCCACTATACCAAAATTTATGGTAAAGTTTTTTTGACCTTGAGTTGGTAGAATGACTTGTTGAAATAATTTACTAGCTAACGGTGTGTTGCTACCACTATTCAATAATTTAGGTGTATCAGCCTCAGTCATAGCTATAAAATAAAAATCTAAATCATTATCATATAAACCATATTCTTTTCCACTTCTATAAGTTATGGTATCTACTGTTTTACCTAATAATTTTAAAAAGTTTGTACAAGCACTAAATTGATAGTAGCCTTTGATTAAATACTCACCATCCAACCCTAATTTACTAACAGGTACATTTTCTGATACGACACTAGTGCCACTGAAACCAGAATAGTTAAAGATACTAGATTGATATACTGGTGGCAATGCAAAACTACTAGCATTTGAATTGTATTTATAAATTTCATAATTAAAAGTAGCACTATTTGCTGTAAACGAATTGGTATTACCAGTAAAATAAAACGATAAGGGAATCGTGGTTGCTGTAGAAACAATATACGTAGTACCAGTTGTACCAGTGCAATCTATTTTAGACGCACCACTCATTGTGAATAAAGGCGCACCAAAAATACAAATATCAGAACTCATGTTGACATTTAGAATGTCTTTGTTTCTAACAGCACTATTGTCATTTTGTATGTATATTGGTTCTTGATACCTCATTAGTAATCTATATTTAACGTTTTAAGTTGTAAATTATATTTGTTTTTTAACCCATATGGATATGGTGGTGTTAATTCAGATGTATGTTCTGTTTTAGTAAAATTTTGTAAATATGCAACAAAACCACCCATATTGATGTAATCCTCTTGTTGTAATTCACCAACGACAGATTTAACCAAAACAACACTATTTGTTATGTCGTTGGTTAAATCTGATTCTATTTTTTTAATTAACTGTGGCATATTATATTAGATTAACCCAAGAACCGTTTTCGTAACCTTTGAATTTATTATATGTTGTATCATATACAATCATACCATTAGCCGCTGTTAAAGTACCACCAGTAATTTGTGTAGCCGTAAGATTGGCAACAATCATTGGTGACACGTAAACGGTATTTCTAAGTGTTCCTGTTATATTGCTACCTAAAACTATTGTCCCACTACCGCTAGCTGTTGAACCAGTACCATGGACAAAACTATAATTACCAGAAGCTGTTGAACCAGAACCAGAAGCTGTTGAACCACTACCACTAGCTGTTGTACGGTTACCTTGGGCATGACTATAAATACCGCTAGCTATTGTTAACATCCCTTCAGTATGTGAAAAACTACCACTAGCTGTTGTATTGGACCCCTCAGAATGACTTCCACCACTAGCAGTTGTTAAAAAACCTTCAGCGTGACTATAATTACCAGCTGTGGTGAAATAACCTTCAGCATGACCATAATTACCAGCTGTGGTAAAATAACCCTCGGAATGGCTTGTTAAACCACTTGCGGTTGTTTTTGAACCTTCAGCATGACTTGCAAAACCAGAAGAAGTTGTGCCAGACCCCTCAGCAACTGAGTAATCACCAGTTGCGTTCAACCCAGTTGTGTTATTGGCTTTTATTGAATTAATACCCGTTGAGCCAGTTATCCAATAAGTTGGGACTAGACCCATTACTGTTTGTAGTGTCATTTTATATGAACTACCAGCCGCATTTTGTGATGTATCTGTAGGTCTTACAACGTGAATCAAATCTGACTGGGTTGCCGCTGAATATTCTATTCTATCTGTTAATTTCATATTTTTGTTTATTTATAAATATCTATTATGGTTTTAAATTATCCATTTTTATAGTATTGTTTTTATTGTTTCGGTGGTATGTTAAATTCTGTTGTTACTGAACAGCAATTAGCATCAATTACTGTTACCGAATAATCACCTTGACTGACAAATGTTGATGATTGAGTTGAATCACCGTTGCTCCATTCTATAATAACTGGCGTTGCAGCTCCAATCAAATTGGCGGTTGCTGTTAATCCATCTAGAGAAACCGAAACTTGCAAGGTACACTCACTAATAGCTGGACCATCTAAATTGCTACAAACAGTTGACCCCATGATGCTAACAGTACCAATAAATTCAGAACCAGAATTCATTTGAGCAATCCAAACTTTATCACATACGATAGGTGGTGAACTTGTTAGACATTTGGTTGAGGGTAATGTCAGAGTAGTCATGGATACTTCTGCCATTTCATACTCACCTAAATATGTGTTAATAGGACTCAATACGTTATCACCATAAAAAGGGTTATTACATAGTAATGTTGAATAAGACTTATATTTGAATTTTTGTTGGTCAAATATTGTATTTGAATAAACCTTGATACTACCCCAAAGTGTTGTTGAAGGGATAACTTGTTCAATAATATCAACCCAATAATCACCAACCAAGTTGGCAAATTGGTCTATGGTTAAATAATCAAAAGCTGAACTATTGGTGCCACAAAAACCTAAACTACTCAAATATCTATCATACAAAGCTCTAAGCGTTGGATAACCAGAAATTGTTTGTCTATTTTTAGCGTCAATCAACTCTGAAGTAAGATAATATTCAAAATCTTCAACAACTGTAACCGCTGATAATGGTTGTGTTAATAATGAATTAAAATCCAAACGATTATCACCACAACAATCATTTGTATAGGCTGACCCAGAGTATGTGCCATCCATGAAGACATAAGGATTACCATCCATGAATTCAAAACATTCATTATCTTGGAAAGACTTATATAAACAATCACCACATGGGTCACAATTTGTAACACCAGTCAATAAACATGGGTTATCAACGATATAACACCACACATCTGTTTCAATTGCAGATGCCAAACTAATATCTAAATCAATTTCTTTGGAATTAAGAACCAAACGTTCATCTTCTACATTGTAGTTTGTTTGACGGATAGCATTTAAACCATTATAATCGGTTATTTTAAAATCTCTATTTGTAAGAATATCTTTTTTAACCCATGATTTTTTATTATCACGAAGTTTTTCGATTTCAAAGCCTGGTGAACTGGTTACAAATATATTTGTTTCTTTTACTGATGTACATGACTTATTTAATTTTATGTTATCAAGCAAAATGCAAATGTTAGAACACGTATGATTAATCTTTAAAGTAACTTTTATTTTTTTATTAGCTATAAGGTCGATGATATTTGGGTCTGTTATTGATATTCTAAAATGTAACCAATTAGAAGCAAATATATTATTGGATAAACTATCTGAAAAAATAGTACTAAAGCTAGTACAATCATTTGTAGTTGCACTTAAACCAGATTCTTCATACAGTGATTCAACCAAACCATCTAATATATTTGAACAATCGGTATTGTTGTTGGTTGGTAAACCAGTTAAATTCAAATTTAATGGTGTACATGGGTCACCACCACATACATAAAAACCACTATTTGGGTTATTTGTCAAGTATGTGTATAAATTACCGCTACCTATTGCTGGGTGCAAGTTATTATTTTCATAAACTGTTTCCAAGGTATTTGCGCTAGTAACTACATCCAATGTCATAGAAACATCCAACGTCTCAAAAAAATCAATTGGTTTTGAACAAGTGATTGTTTGTGTAGTGGCACTAGCGTTTAAACTGGTTAGTAAAATATTTAAAGATTGTAAAACTGATTCACATTCTTGTTGGAGAGTGATTTGTTCTGATAACGAAGTTGTAATTACACTAACGTTATTATTATTGTTTAGTGGTTGATTTAATTGATTTTTATAATAACTTATCTTATTAGCTATCGTTTCACATTCAACAAGTTGTTGTTCAATTTGTATTTGTAATGCTGTTATTTGACTTTGTATACTTGGGTCAATTGTTGATTGGTATGACATTGAATCGCCCAACAACATATTTGACAAAGTTTCACATTTTACTTTGAATAAATAATCAAAATCAATATCTAAAACACATGTTTCACCAGAAAAACTAGGAACTTCAAATATATTTCCATCGTTACCTTTAGGATTTAGAATTACCTTGAAGACATTCTCAATGTTACACGTCTGTTTTTCAGACCATAGACATTCTTGTGTGTTTACGTCAAAAATATACCCAGAATTTAAAGCTAAACAACAGAATTTGGTGAGAACAAGTGGCACAAACCCTCCAACGCTATTTGGCCTAAAAACGGATACGGTACCGTCTAGGTTTTCAACAACCTTTGGATTTACATAACAACTTGTGTTTAATGGCATACTAGTAATTTTTATTTATAAATATTGTTTATCTTTTTTATATATAACAATTTTATTGAATTTTTTTAGGTAATTGTGTTGGTGGTTTTGGTGGTGGGTTAAAACAAGATGTTGTACCTATTACCCTATTTTGATAAAAAGTATACAAATTGCCAGAAGCACCCAAGGCCAAATCATTTAAACCAGCTGCCGTTAATTGACAACCGTAACCTATTTGACCATTGTATGGGTCAACAATGTTAGGAACACGTATTGTATAACTAGTATTGCAATTGCAACCATCTGGTGTTACTACTGACATAGTACCATCTGGTTTTATAAATTGCAAATAATGGTTTTGTATACCAGTATACGTTGATGATAATGGTGGTAACAAAATAGAAATAGTGTCCATCATCCATTTACACGCAATTGTGCAACCGCATTTACCAGAATTATCACAACACGCATAACCAGTATTTGTAATGACACCATTTGTTGTTTCATCATAAAGAAACGGAGTACCGCCATTTAACGTACAACATTCTTTTGGCGTATAATAACTTGTATTATATATTGGACCGTTATTGTTTGAAAATACTGTACCGTCAGTATTATATTGATAATATTCAAATACGTAAAGACCTACAGACGTATCGTCAAATGGGGCACTGGCTAATGAATCACCACAAGGATTAAGTGGTATAAGTTTGGTTCTTTTATTGAGACAAAGACTTAAAATGTTGTCGCTAGTCGGTGTTTCGCAACCACAATCATTTAATACTGGTGTTGGGTTAGGGTCCAATTCTATAGATGGTGTAAATACAATACAATCATTGATATTTATACCATTTTCACTAAGAATAGATACTGTATCAACTGTAGTCGCTGTTGACACCCCATTATCAAAACTACCAGAATCATAATTTGTGTATAAATTTTGACTATCAGTTGTTGTTGTTGTAGTATTAATAGTAACTGGTGAAAAATTAGGTATAAGACTTCTAAATTGATTAAAATACTTGTATCCACCGTCATAAGGACCAACGTGTGGATTGTTACCAGTTAATATATCTATTGTTGAATTGGAGCCGCCTGTTTCTCTATACCAAAGACCATTATTTTGAAAATACATATTTACCGTATCAGCCAAAGGTCTTGGATAACCTTCAGAATCTATAGGATAAATAGATATGTCATCGTTTAAACCATTAAGTCTTAATACCTCTCTAAATAAATGAACATTTATTGGTCCTTCGGCTTTATAAATGTATTCATTGAAGTTTACCAACCCTTTAGGTGCACCAATAAATCTAAGCAAGAATTCAATTGATTTACGAGTCCCCTTGGATTTCCATAACCATGGTGAATTTAAGATGATTCTTCTCCAAAGTTCAGTATCTGCTTCAACAGCTGTTAAACCAACTGATTGACCACTGTATGTTGATGGTCTCGTTGTGACATAATTTGTCAATAAATCATTTTCCAATACTGAAGATACCAAATCCCAACCCAATACTCTTGCTAAGTCTTTCAAATAAACATCTGGTGTGTTATCTTGTTTATCGTAAGTTACTGTGTTTGCAAATTGAATACCAGAAATAAACCTATTTATCTCATCAAATTCAACACCATATAATTGAAGTGTTTTGTTCATTTTTTGGCCAGTAGTGTCTTCATCTGATGAAGACACATATACTGGTGTTGTGTCAAATTGAGTTATAGATTCTGACACCAAAAATCTATTCATCAAGTTACTAGATACCAAATCATTTGATGATGATAATTCAAATAAACTAGACGCATACGTATCATAATTTGTTGTATTGAAATCAATATTGTAGCCATCTGATACTGGCCATGTTAAAGAGTTGGTCGTATATAAAATAACACCTTGTTCTGTTTTTATAGGGTATTTGAAGACGGCTGTATATATGGGAAAAACATTTCTATTCAATAAAAAAGCCTCTAAATCTGGTAAAGTATTAAAGAATTTGTCTGAATTAAGTTTACTGGGTTTAATGTGATAATAATTAACTGAATCACTTACACCAGAAAATGGGTCACCTTTGACAGAAAAATAAGTGTAATCATTTGTTTCATATGTTGAAGCTGTATAATTTAAAATAGGGTATTCAATTCCGTTTATTAAAACAACATAAGATTTATAATTTACGGTGAAATCCCTTAAATCATTTGTTGCGTTAAATGTGTTTACTATACTACCGTTTGACGTGTAAATAATTTCAAACTTATTATTGATAAACGTTGTGTTTATTTTAAAATTAGCAATTTCATTTATGTTATCATAAACATAATTTTCAGCTGTATAACCAGTAATATTAAAACCAGAATTAGAAATAGCTAGCGGTGTTAAATATAATGATGCTGGCCAATTGATGATAATGTTTTCAAGTGCTACTCTTACATATTCACTTAAAGAACCAAATAAAGCGTAGTAATTTAAGTTACTTTTATCCAAATT